AGAATATGACCTATTTGATAATAATTTTGCTGCTCAATTTGTAGTATTTGGTAAATCTTCTGGTTCTAACATCTGTAAGGATTTGGGTTTAAAGTGTTTAAATCCTAAAGGTAAAACAGATAATTCTAATTGTGAACCAGATGATCCATACTGTAATTGCCCATCTAAAAATCTGATACCAACAGAAAAAGAACCCTCTTATAAAGAGCTGGCCATTGCATATGAAAATACTAAGGAATGTAAATTAATTGAAGATATCTTAGGCCCAGATTATCTCGGTTGTATGCTTTCAGATCCAGAAAATACGGCTTCGTGTAATTGCCCAGAGCAAGGTAAATATTATCCAACATTCCTGAATACATTAAGATCAAATGCAACTTTCTATGTCACACCACCAAAAACTCCATTAAGAAGACAGGCTCAGATGTCTTTATTGACTGCACAACAGGCAATAATGACCATTTATCCAAACGATGCTCTAAAGATTGGGGATATTGTCACAGTAAATAGAGGTTATGCCAGAGGTGGTAAAGATACTATTAATGGTAAATGGATGGTTACTGGAATTAGTAGAGTATTTAAATCAATTAATGTTGAACTTATGGTTTTAAACATAGCAAGAGATTCAATAAAAGATCAAATAATATAATATAAATAAAAATATGAAAATATTCAAAAATGTCTATTCTGATATTCCGATGTTTTTCAGTAAAAATAGTTTTACTGGTGATGTAAATTTGAAAAAAGACGGAATGGCCATAAAAGAATCAATTAAAAATTTGATTCTTACTATAAATTATGAAAGACCTTTTGATGCTGAATTTGGAACTCCAGCTGCAAATGGTTTATTTGAAAATCAATATGATTTTAGTTTTTATGTAGAAAATGCAATTGCAGCTGTAATAACAAGATATGAACCACGGGTAGAATTGAATACAATAAATTCTACTTTTAATACTGATAAGACTGTTTCGGTTGATATTCGATATACAATAAGAGAATTTAAATTAGAAGACAGTATGAAGTTAATAGTAGAAAGAGCCAGATAATGCCGTCATATCCAAACTTAACACCAGATCTAGGTAAAATAAATTTTAGTGATATCAAAGCTAGTATCACTAACTATTTAAAAAATCAAGATTCCCTAAAAGATTTTAACTTTGAGGGGTCTGTGATGCAAACTCTTATCAATACTTTAGCATATAATACTTATTATTATGCATTTTATGGAAATATGATTGCAAATGAATCTTTTTTAGATTCTGCCCAAAGAATTGATTCTTTAATTTCATTAACAAAACCTTTAGGGTATTTTATACCATTAAAAACATCAGCAAAAGCTGTTGTTAATGTTTCTGGATTAATAGCAAATATACCAGAATTTGCATCCTTTAGGGGTTTGAATTCTGATGGCATTGTTTATAATTTTTATACAACAAAGTCTTATGATGGAAGTTCTGGACAAGCGTTAAATGTAGAAATCTTCGAAGGAAATCTTGTCAAAAATTTAGAAGTAACTAATTTATTTGATAATATCAAACAAAGATTTTTTATAAATGATTCGAATATTGATGCGATGACCATAAAAGTAAGAATAGCTAGAAATGGTCAAAATGCAACTACAACAGCAACTGAATGGAATTTAGTTGACACCTTTGGATCAATTCCTGTAGTAAATCAAGATGTATTTTATCTAGAACGAGCCAATAATGGTGTTTATGTTACTTTTGGTAAAATAAACAGCCTTGGAAATTCTGTAGATGGGGATGCTGATCGAATTTTTATTGATTACTTGAGTTCTAGTGGTATAGCTGCAAATGATATTTCAGCGTTTTCTTTAACAGAACCGAATATTGCAGGAAATGTTGGTATTGGTTTAGTTCAGAGATCTCAGGGTGGTTTGGATGAGCCAGATATTGATCTAGTTAAATTTGCAGCACCAAAAGCTTTTGGAGCGCAAAATAGAGCGGTTACTAAAGATGATATTAAAGCTTTAATTGCTCCATTCTTCCAATCACCAAATGATTTTAATGTTTTTGGTGGAGATGAAATCTTCCCACAAAGATTTGGTAGAGTATTTTTCACAGCTAATTTAAATCCAAATAATGATGAAGATGCTTTGAAAATACAAAATATTTACAATATCTTATTAGATAAATGTGTAATCACCGTTTTACCAGAATTTACATTACCTAAAAATGTTACAATTTTAAATGATGTTACTATAAGATTTGTTACTACAAGATCTACCTCATCACCAGCAGGGGATCAAAACATCAAAAACGGAGTTAAGAATATTTTATTAAATAACTATAACTCCTCAGGTTCCTATAATTTTGAGTTTAAAGCAACAGATGCTATAACTGATATTCAGGAACAATATCCAGATGTTATTGTAGAGCCTAGCAATTTTAGAATATATTATAGAGAGACTTTTACTAATAATGGTCTTATCACAATAAATTTAGAAAATGAACTTGATATTCCAACTTTCATAGACTATGAAATAACAGGTGAATTTAAGAATAAATCAAACACGACTGTTAAATTAGTTGCTTATTATACACCAGCACAAAATAAATTTGCTTTCTTTAATTTAAAGACACTAAAGAAAAATTCAGATGGAACTTTTAGTGAATCTACAGAAGTTTTAGGTAGAATGAATATCAAAAAAGGAATTATAGAAATTTATGATAAACGTCTATCTGGAACTTCCGTTAGTGTTGAAGTTGATTTTAAAAATAGTTATTTCAAATCAACGACAAATAGTTTAGTATCATTCATAACAAATTCAGTAGAAATTAACTAATGATTTCAGGTTTCAGTAACAATGCCATTAAAAATATAAACCATACCCTTGATGGGTTTTTGGATGCTATTTTAACTGATTATGATGAAAAGTTTGCTCAAAATATTCAAGAATCAATAACGCAGAGAGCAACAACAGGAACTGAAATTGATATAGATTCAATTACAGGAACTTCATGCACTACTAATTTTGATATAAGTAGATTGATTCCAACCTGGGTTGTTCGTGAAAAAAATACTCTAGAAGCTGCTGGTGATCCTAATGTTATTTCTGTATTTGATTTCTTACAGAAATATTACGATTGGCTTTATTGTGATGGTGAAGATGGAGCACAGTATTCTTTATCAAACAGTCTTTTAGATGTCATAGATGTTCAAAAAACAAGGGAAGAATTCTTAAAAAGAATTTATTCTGTATATTTTAATTCATTTCCATATGATGATGTTAAAAATAATCAAAATATAGTTTTTGATTTACAAAATGCTAGAGATTTTATAGTTAATATAAAAACTACCTTACATAAAAGAAAAACAAACAAAGAAGCGATTCGCTATTTCTTTAATAGATTATTTTCTATATCAGAAGAAGACATAGAAGTATACTTTCCAAAGAAAGATATTTTACGACTTAATGGTGGTATGTTTGAAAATAATCAGTTTGCATTTGTATCAGCAACTGGAGATTATGAAAAAACGAATACCCTTGGATCTGCCTTAAATATATCAAGGTTTCAAGATAACGATTGGTTCCATGATTGGTCTTATCTAGTATTTTTAGGCCACACACAAGATACAAAAAATTTAAAAGATGCCTATGTTAAATCATTACATCCAGCTGGCTTGAGACTAGTTTTTGGTAAACAAATTTCTGATTACCAAGGACCAGGTGTTCCAGATGAAGATTCAAGGATATGTGAGTATCCTGTACTTAAAAATTATGCCCCTTATCAAATGGGTTCAACATATCCGTTCATAGGAAATGCTTTTGGTTTTAGCTTATTTGGAATTTCTGGTTGTTCTGGATGTCTTGGTACATTCACTACCCCAACGGCAACATTAGGATTTACTGGACCAACCCATGTCATGCCTACATGGGCTGGACTAAATCAACCATTTTTTGACATAAATATTTTAAGTTTCATTTATATGTGTTATGACTCTGGTGTGACTAGTCCAAACGAATTTAAGACTTGCGAGAATTGCTAATGGCAAATAAATCAACTATTTTAAAGAACTATTTGCAAGATGTTGGTACTAAAAACCAATTATTTTTTATGTTTGGTAAAACGCCAAATACTGTAACTAGTAATACAGATGAAACAGCAATTGATGTTTGGAAAAATTCAGATCTTTCCTTCAAAGTAGCAAGAAAAGACTCTGTGGCGGTGATTCCAAAAATTGAATGGTCTTCTGGTAATGTATATAATACGTGGTCAACGAAAAGCCTGAATACAGGTTCTTATTACGCATGGAATAAAATAAATGGCTTAGTTTATCTTTGTGTTTCTAATAATGGTTTAAATAGAAAAGATTTATCTTTAACTAATGCCTCAACACAAATACCAAGCCATTCTTATGGCTTGGTTTCTTATTCAGACGGATATACCTGGCTTCCTCTATATAAAATAACATCAGATTTATTAAGATTCGTTACTTCTTCATGGATGCCAGTTATTTCTTTTGATGATTATAGATTAAATGAACCTTCAAGATATACACAAGCACAAAAATTTTGTACAAATGATCAATCAGCAAAAGGAAACTGTGCTGTTTATTTCAAGAAAACTACACAAATACCATCAACATCCACAACATTTAGTACTAATAATAAAGGTACTAAGTATATAACAATTTCTGATGTAGATTGTGGTATTTGTTATTATCTTTACGAGGGTAGTGATTCTTTTGTTACTTCTTTTTCAACAGGAACACCTCCAGCAACTTTAATTATAAAAGATAGATTTGATGAAGTTTCAGAATTAGTTGAGAATAAAACAATATCTCCATCTTCTGCTTATTATTCACTATATCAAATAGCAAATAATGGTCTAGATGATGGTGCTTTAGTCTCTGCTTTAATTGATTTAAGTGATTTTGATGAAGCAGATTTAGTAGTAACCGAAGCAAATCCATTAATTACTACATCAAGTGGTACTGGTACTGGTGCATCATTAAGATTTACAACCTATGTAAATATTGATGGGGAACATATAATAAATGGTGTTGAGATTTTAAACACTGGCTCTGGTTATAGAGACTTAACGCTTTCGATTAGCAGCTCCAAGTTTATTTATTTAAATTCAGTTGAAATTGATTCTTTATTGGCATCCATTGAATTAAATTTAGATACTATAGATGGTTTAAATTTTGATCCAGTATCTGCTCTAGGTGCTGAGAATATTATGTTTGATATTCGTCTTGAAACAAATTCTATGGTTCAAGATGGTGTAGTTATTCCAGATGAAATTAATTTTTATGGATTGGTTGAAAACCCTATAGAAAATCTTGGGTCTGGGCTTGAAATTATAGCTGGATCTCAATATGGTAAAGATTTATCCTATACTGAACCAACCACAACAAAAGTTGAGTTATTATCTGGAACCCCACCTAAAAATTATGGAAGAACAACAATAAAAACAACAACTGGTAAAACTATAACTGATGCTAGTATTGTTAATCTAAGTACTAGTGGTGGTTTTACAAGAGCTGATTTAGCTGGTATAAATTATGATGACGCACAAACTTTACAGACATTAACTATAGATTCTATTGTTTACACTGTTAAACAAATTATAGATTACCCAGTATTGAAGCAGTATACAGGAAAAGTAGCACAAAGTAAAAAATTGGCTTCTCCTTTAATTCTTGGTAATGCTGATAATGATAATCAAAATACTAAAATATTTCGTATAAATATCGTAAAAGGATTTTAAATGGCATTAGCACCTTTTGGTGATCAATTCCCACTCGCAGATGATTCTGGTGTTTATAACTCCAGAATTTCTGAATTTCTTTCAAGACCAGTAAATTACGTTTTTACTGGCTATAAGCCAGGTTATGCTTTACAGGCTTCTGAGCTTAATGAATTACAAGAGCAATTCTTTCTTCAACAAACTCTGTCAAACAGATGCGTTTTTAATTGGTTAACCTATACTGGCACACCAAAACCATTTTGGGAAGGCTGCACACCGCTTTCACCGACACAAATAACTATATCAAATTCAGGTTCTGATATTCGAATCAGTCTATCTGCTGGTTGGTATTATATTACAGATAAAAGTTATTCTTCTGTTGGTATATCTGTAAATTCTGGTCTTGGTTTCTGGGTTTATAGTTCTGCTTTAACACTTGATACCCCTAAATCTGGAATTTCTACGAACACACTAAGCCCATCAAAAATAGGTTTAATATATTCATTTACTTCAGTAAATACATCTCAAGACGAAACATTAAATGATAACTCAAATTCTACCAATGTAATAATGGAAGTTCCTGGTGCTGATAGAATTTTAGTATCTGATTTAGAAATACAGAAATATACTTCACAAACAGTTTTCTCTGATATTTTAACAATAGTAAGTGCATCTGGAGTTTATTCGGTTAAATATCTAGATGGGACAACAGTACCAACAATTAGCGGATAATAAGATGACCATAGATAAAGACTATATCATAAATGACTTAGGATCAAATAGTACTTTCTACGATTGGTTTATCAAAGAAAATACTGAAATTATAGAAAAGCTTAATATGTTGAAGGTATTCAACATACAAGGTGTTAATGGCATTACAGCTCCTGTAGCAACAAACGGTGTTGCATCTATTGGTTTAAGTGGTAAAGTAGATGATGGTATTTCTTTTAATGGCCCAGCATATTTTAATAATTTTGCAGCAATCCCAAATATTGCGGTGAAAGTACCACAAATTAATTCGACAGTTGGTGGTTTTACCTTCGGTACACCAGTTCGTGTATATTTTGATACCGATACGAATACTATTAAATATGAGGGTGCTAGAGCAAACGATCAAGATCAAGCAGAGGTTATGGGTGTAGTATCTTCAATAACATCAACACATGCTTATGTTACATTATTGGGAAAAATTGATGGAAATTTTAGTCAAGTAAATACTAGAGGTATAGGTCTTACTGCTGGTTGGATATACTTTGTTGATCCAGGAATCACTGGAAATATAACTGACATAGAGCCAGTAACAACAGGTCAAGTTTCAAAACCTATAATTATGGGTATTTCTGGAGATTCTGGTTTAGTTCTTCAGATGCGTGGTAATTATCTTACTGGCGTTACTGGAATACCTACAGAATTAAAGTTTACGGTAAGTTCTCATTCTGCTAGTTATACATCAAGTAGTCCAGAATTCATTGCTCTTAACCCAGGAAAAATAGTAAGTATAATCACAATATCATCATCTAGTAATGGTGTTTTTGTACTTGAATCAGATCAAAGAAATATTCTTAGATTATCAAATCCAATTTCAACACAACGTACTTATCTATACCTGTCAACGGTAAATGCTTCATCAGGACAATTTTATAATAATGCTGAAAGTCATATACAAGGTTTAGTAACAAATGCTGAAGTAGTTGCTGGAG